ATCCAACTGGACGTCATTATTAATGTTGGCGGGAATGTTGAGCGATTCGCGGCCCACAACTAACGGCTCGGCGTCGGCGGGAGCAACAGGTGCCAATATGCCCACTAGGGTGCTTTTTAGTTCGTCTAGGCTTTTAGCGCCCTCAATCGCGGCGGTAATTACTTCCTCCCGCGTTGGTGGCCAAATAGCATTATGGGCTTTTATTGCCCCGGCAAGTTGCGCCTCGGTAACAGGTGAACCCTCAACTGCTACAACCTCAGTCTCGGAGCCGCAAAGCCCATACCCGCCTAATTCGGCGTCAAGCTGTGCCAGGTTGATTTCTTTAGTGGTCGCTACGCGTACCCGGTTGTCATCCATTATGACCCCATATCTATGACGGTAATGGCTCTGTCGAGGAAAGTACCGGTGCTTGTGGCGTCTACTTTATATTTGCAAGTAAAGACGTTTGAGCCCGCAGTTAATCCGGTAATCATTTGTCCCGCACTCGCACGCATACCTGTATTGGCGCGGAAAGCCCCGTGCATAATTGCCACGCTGTCGCTCGCCGCGACAGTGGTCGCCCCACTGACTGCGTACGATTGGTAAGAATCAAAGCCCAAGGCACTTCCAGCAATTCTTGCGGAAGTAATAACGAAAGCCTTAGTCCCTGTTGTGACCGTTACGGCTGGACCCGCCGTGGCTAAATCAGTATAAGAACTACTTGTGGTGGTTTGTGCCGTTGCCACGGTTGCCGTAGCTGACGCGGCAAATCCTCCCGGTGGCATATAGGACCAAGTATTAGTAGCGGTTTTTATTAGACTAGCGAACCCGTTAATAGGTAAAGCGGTGATCGTGCCCGCAATAGTGACACCACCGGCCGCGGTAGGTGTGCAAAGACCCGAACCAAGGTTAAGCAGATTAACTTGTGTCCCAATTGGAAAGGCCACGCTGCTATTCGTTGGAATTGTAATCGTGGTGTTTGTGTTAAGCGCCATCGTGATCACCTTGCCGGCGTCCGTGAGGACTAACGTGTACGATGCCGTCTGTGTGTTAGTTCCGCGGCCAATGTAATAGCCCGCTTGGTCGATTGAGTTTGCCACGGTGAGGCTTGCGGCTGGCCAGTTAGCGACTAAGTCGGTGCCGCTGACGTATGGCGTGCCGTACGTAGTAGTTGCCATTTCTTGCCCTTTCTTAGACTAGATCTGATTGGAGGATTACGTCGGACCAAGTGGTAGTAATAGGTACCCCGCCCCACGTTGCTGCGCCTGCGCCGTCCCATTCGAGCATGGCATAGGAATAGCGCGGATCCGAAAGTGCAAGGGTGAGCCGGTAGCCGTCAATTGTGTAAGTTTCGGTCCACCCTTCGAGCACGCCTAAGAATTGGCCAATCGGTCCCGGGCTTGGCAGGTTCGTGACGATGACGCGATCACCTGAAGTCAGGTTCATTACCGCGGCCAATTGCGGGACCGTCAGGGTCTCCATAAGGATCTCGACCCCACCAAGGGTCCAACGCTCGGACGCTTGCGCCGTGAGTACAAGACTGGCCCGGTTGCCGGCGTCGTCGATATCCACTAACCCGGTGTTGATTGTGATGGCCCGAGAGCCGAACGCCGCTACGCTGCCCGCGTCTACCTGGTTAAACGTGTCCTGGGGGTCCGCTGTCCCGTAAGACACCGTCACATCATTAACAATGGTCGACGCGGTTGCCTGCCACCTAGGCTCCCACACTACGGCCGTGACCGGCAGGGTTACCGCGGTCGGTGCCGCTGAGCCTGCGGCCTCTTGGTTGGCCCAATCCCCGGTCGTGTTGTCCCAGTCGAGGGGCATGTCGTCCCACGTGGCGGTGGCGTAGTTGTAGCCGCGCCGGGTATAGGACTCAAAGACCACGGTCCCGTCCGGTTTGTCGTACAGGGTCCCGCCGGTCCAATCGTTAAGGACGTCGAGCTGTGTGCGGGCGTCCTCGAGGACGGCGTCGGCCGCTAGCACCTCAAGTAGTAGATAGCCCGGGTCGGCCTGCGCCGAATAGGTCAGCCCGGTGGCGGTAAGAATTGCGTCGACTCGGGCCTGTAGATCCTCCTCGGGTCGTGTCGTGTCGTAGTAGAATCTAGAAAGGTTTGCCAATAATCCGACCGCCGTGACGTCGATGATGGTCATTGGGGGATTGCCGTCAATCGTTGTCGCGTGACTTATTGCCATGTCAGTTATCGCGCCGGTGAACCTGTCTACCGTGTCGGCCTTGACGTTCACCGACTGGCCCAACGTGTAGGGGACAGTTATTTGCCCTGTAGCAAAGATGCGCATATCTAAAGTGGAGGGGCTTGCGGCGTCTGTGATCGCCCCGCGGCCGTGGGTAATGATTACGTCTAGGATCACGTCGTCGAGGTCGAGGTCAACCCCGTTGATGGTGACCGACGTGATGGTTGGGGATGTCATCGGAGCGCCGCCGCCGGTAATGAGCCGGTCCGCTGATCAGTCTGCCGGATGATTGCCGTGATCCCTTGGCCGACTGCGGTTTGTGTCGCCCTTGCTGCTGTCTGCCTAGTGAATTCGGCCGCTTCGGCGTCGGCCGCTGCTTTGCGCGCCCTGGCTATTCCGCGGTCAATGGCGTCGGATATTTCTTGGGTTATTTGGTTACCGATGGGTTCGCCAATGTTTTTGCCTAATCTTTTGAGGGCTTTTTGTTGCGCCACAATCTCGTCGGAAATACCCTGCAGCACTTGGGTAGCGGATATGACCCCCTGGTCGTAAAACTTGGCCGATACGGCCTCACCTGTAGCGCCCGCGAATATGTCTAGGCTCTGCAGCTGCGTAGCCAATTCTGGAACTAGGCCGGAGCTAATCATTTCGTTAGCCAACACGGTGCCCGCGATCGGGCCTTGAGCCTGCCCGACGGCCACCAGTTGATCGATGAGGGCTTGCGATACGCCAGGCTGGGCCGCTAGGTTCCCGATGGCTTTAGCAAACCCGGTGGCGTCACCGATCTGCTTTTGGAACGCTGTCAGGGCCTCCGCTGCGAACGCCTCGCCAGGTTGTGCTTTTGACTCGGCCGCGGCCCACGCCGATGCCAGGCTAATTGTGCCAGTAATTGCACCTTTGAGGCTTTCCGCGTAGGCGTAGGACGCGGCCTTAACACTGTCTAGGGCGGCCTGTGCGACGTCTAGGGCCGGTTGGAACGCGGTCGTGACAGTATCTGACGCGGCTTTCATTGCGTCCCGTATCGACGTCGTAGCCTTCGCGGAGCCGCTTGAGGCTACCTTGTTTTGTTCTAGTTTTGGGTTGAGTTTGTCGAGAACGTCGGCCCATTGTGCGGCTAGGTTGGCTCGGATAACGCTCGGATCGTTTTCCCGGACTCCGGCCATGGATGTTGTGCCGCCGAATGAGCCGCCGCTACCAGCTCCGCCCCCGCCACCTACGGCCGCGGCGCCACCAAACCCGCTAGCCACCCCGGCTAGTCCACTGTAGGCGTCTTTTAGGGCTTGTACGTCAAACAGGTTTTGGGCTAGTTGTCTTTGTAGTTCGTTAAATACGCGGGTTGATCCGTTCTCAAATTCGTTTAATGGTCTTAGGAAGTTTTGGAAACCGCGCCCGAAGTCCACTAGCGCCACTAGATCCCTGGCTAGTTCGCTACCGATGCTTTGGAGGACTGGCTCGAGGTCTTTCATCGCTTGCATTAGTTCGTCGGTTTTGGCGGTCGAGTTACCTAATGAGGTGATAAATCCCCGGCCGAATGACTCTTGAAGTTCTGAGAATGCGACGGTGAGCCGGTTTAGTTGCCCTTGATAAGTTCCTGCGGCGGTCTCGGCCTGCCCACCGAACGTGTCCGCTAGTGCTTGCGTGATCTCTTTCATATTCCCGGTGCGGAGAGTCGCGGCGTCAAGCCCAACGCCGAGTTTGCCTAGCCCAACGGTGTTGCCGTCGTAGGCTTTGCCTAGGGCCGCGGCGACACTCTCTAGGCTTTTGCCGGTGCCTGCGGCTATGTCTTGCGCAAGTTTTAGGGCGTTGGTGGCGGTCCCGACATCTTGAGTTGACCTGATAAGCCGATCGAACGCGGGCCGCAATTCGTCATCGGCGACACCCGTGAGTCTTTGTTGGGAGTCAATGAATGACTCGACCTGTGTAGTGGCTTGCTCTAATCCGAGGTTGCCTAGGGTTGTGGCTAGTTTGGCGGCTGCGGCTTCATCGGCTACGAACGCTTGCACGCCGTCTACCGCGAACTTGGCGGCCATAGCCCCGGCCGCTATACCGACACCTAGCAGGGCGGGCCCTAGAACGTTGGCCATCTTCCCGCCGATGTTGTCGACGTGCCCACCGAACCCGGTAACCGAGTTTTCAGCCGAGGTCATGTTGCGTTTAAAGTTTGCGGTGTCCGCTGCTAGGTAGACCATTAATGTGCGGCCGCCGGACATAGCCATTAGTAAGTCACCCGCCTAGTCTGCCAATTCGCGACTACCTTGTCGGCCGCTAATCCCCACTCACGCATAGCCGGTTCCTTGTAGGATGCGCCGACACCTTTCATCCACCCGGTACCGGTGCCAAACGCGGCGACCGCTCCGGCCGCTTTCGGGTTATTGCGCCCGCGCTTAGAAACACCAAACGATGACGCGGTCTTAATTTGGTTCACTGACGCGCCACGCTTAAACGCTACCCGGTTAGATCCAATTATGACGACGGGTATCCGGTCGGACTTAGCTTTAATCGTGCGTAGGATCTTTTCGCCCCACGGGCCCGCCTCAAGGGCCGCCATGCTCCACGCGGGGACCATATAACGCTTGGCGATAGATAGTGAGGACTTGCGTAGTTCGCTTTTCGCTTCTTTGTCTAGTTTGTTCATGTCTCGGAGTAGCTGCCGGAGGCCCGGGACGTTCATGTCAACTTTCTTTTGACTTGCCATCCGTAAACACCTCCTCGACTAGCGTTGTAAACAATTGCGGATCGTACGTTAAAACTTCGTGAACTGGCCGGTTAAGTGCGACGGCCAGCCTTACCACTAATCGCCGGAATGATCCGGCTCGGTAGGGTCCACGTTCTTGCCCACATCTACTTGGACTTTATTTTCACGGGCCCATGTGCGCACTTCGGCTAGGTTTTTAGGTTCCTTCCCGGTGACACCGATGTATGCCAGGGTGAGCCTGAGCCCGTACTCTGCGCCGGTGCCGATCGACTTTTGGGATAGGTCCTCCCATAGCCACATGTCCGCGGCGGTGGCTTGGTACTCGACAGGTTCGGACCCGTCGAGTACCACCACCATCGTGGGCAGCATTAGGAAAGCACCAGGGTTCCGACGAGTGACGCGCTACACGTTGCGACGCCTGCCGAGTCGTAGGTAATCTCGACGGACTCCGGGTACATGTCACCGGTGAAGGTGCCAGTGGATCCCGTGATGACGACGGCGACATCAGTAAGTGCCGTGACCGCATCCGAGAGGGTGTTGTATACGCCGGAGTCACCGTCGTAAAGGAATGACAAAGACGCCGCGGACGTAAAGTCTGTCTGGGTAAAGTTGACGCCGCCTAGGGTCTTTGTGCGGACTACGGTTCCGGTTTGTGTGATGGTGCCGTCTGTGATCTGATCACTCACGTCACCCGCTGCTAGAGACACGGTGAACGTGTATCCGGCGACTGCTACTACTGCCATGACTAACTCCTTAAATAGTTTATGCGTCGATTATGTGGGATGTGGTAGAGACTTCGGATACGAGGACTGCGGTGGCTCCGGTGTCGGTTATCTGTGGAGGGCTTATCTGGTCGATTATGAAACTGTCCCCAACGGCTACGGCTACGGCCTCGACCGCTGACTCCATTTTTTTTAGTGCGGCCGTATTATTTCGAGAATCCACCACGACTAAAACCTTGAGCCGGAGCCGGTAGTTGAGGACTGACCCGATGCGCTCGGGAACTATCCACGGCGTATCTGGCACGATCACCAAGCACGGCGGTATCGGTACGTTAGGTGCGACGTCGTGGACCTTATAGCCCGTGACAGTTGCTAAGAGTCCGGCAAGTTCTAGCCTCGCATCCGTGGATAGGGCGTTGGGCATTTCATCCCACCATCCCCGCGGGGTTCATGTATGGACCTATTAGGGCGTAGACCC